GTTTCTGGCGCTCTTCCTCTCTAAAGCGCTTGGTTAGCTGGCTAATCCGGCCCTTAACGCCCGCGCTGTACTCCTCAAGCTCGTCGTCGGAGCCGCTGTCCTCGGGATCTGAAACAGGGGGGTTTGGGGGAGGGTCTTCCGGTGCAATAGTTACGTCAACCGCATCTTCTTCGGTGTCGCCAACGTCAATCTTGGATTCTTCAGGCATGGTGATTCTCCATGGTATCTCTCTTCTTTCTAGACATGTTTGATATCGTCAGGTTCCTGGATCGTAGCAATGACCTCATCATCATTGATAATTCGGACTTCGCCGCCCTCGATCTTAAACCGGGCGCCGGCATACCGGCCTATACACACCCAGTCACCTTCCCGACACCAGTTGCGGGTTTCCGCCCCCTCCTTGCCGAATTTTGAGGAGTCTTGGTAGGCCAGAGGTCCTACCTTTAAAACATAAGCAACCACTGTGGACAGAGCTTCCCGGTCACGAACCGCATCGGGGATGTGAACACCTCCGTCAGTAGTTGCCTTTCCCATATACGGCATAACAAGAAGACGCCAACCAGTAGGCTGCGGAAGCCTGTCTTTTAACTTCTTACTAACAAGAGAGGGATCGAGTACTTTCTCACTCTTATTTATGTAGGCAGAGGAAGCGTCTTTGCTTCCGCGTTCCTTCTCCGCAACATTTGTCAGATCCCCCAGGACATTGTCCGGAACGTATAGGGTTTTGGTCATTCGTCCTCCGTGGATTGCAGGAGATCCTTTATCTCCCGTTCAGTAAATTCTAGCCCCTGAAGCTCTCCGACAAGCTGCCTGTATGACTCCATGTCCTTGGGCGAACCTTGCAAAATAGCGTTCTGGGTAAGTTCTATGCGACTCTCTATTGCTCGCAATAGATTGTAAGCAAAAGTCGTTGGATCAGACACGTTCTAGAAGGATCCCCTGAAAGTCTTGCCTTTGACGGCACCGCCCTTTGAGTAGCTGATCGGGCCGCGCTCTGTATCTTCGATGATGCCGCCAATATTTCTGCTGGATGTACGGCTACCCCTTTTGTCATAGCGTCCGGCATCTTCATCCGCCCGAACCTTATGATAAGCCCTCCGTAACTTCGGATCAGAAAGACCAAGAAGAACTTCTGGATTTTTCATTCCAGTGGTTTTCAGAATATAGTTTGTGTCTGCATTCCTATCTTCCTTAGACGGATAAGAAAAATCTACCGCGGCTTCAGTACCGGTAGAGGGGCCTTCTTCTAAGTCAGGCATCAGAAGGTCCTCGTTTTGCGGGCTATGCCGCCATCGTTGCGCCTTAAATACCCTTCCTGAGCAAGGCGCCGATCAGCATCAGAAATAGTGCGGCCACCCTCATTCGCCAGCATCCGGGCAATGAGGCGCCGATCAGCATCAGAAATAGTGCGGCCACCCTCATTCGCCAGCCTCTGGGCAATGAGGCGCCGATCAGCATTAGAAATTGTTCTACCGTTAGCCATTAGAAGGTCCCCTTTCCATCGTTGTTGTTAAAGTGACGAGCGCGGACCTGGTTCTCGGTGCTCTGAATCAACGTGCTGTCTTCCGAGCGTTCTTCCCTGTGATAGGGCCTCGGTGACATCCTGCCGATACTTACCACCATGACCGTGCCGCCATGACCGCGGTTCATCCCATAACCGCCCATGCCGGGAGTACGCATGGACTGCATACCTTGGAAGCTATCGTCCATGATTCCGCCCAGGTTCATGCCGTAGCCATCGTTCACCTTCTTTGCCTTTTTCATAAGACCGCCTGCCTCCTTCTTAGAGATACCCATCTGCCGGGACATCTGATTAACCGTTCTAGCGCCCATTCTCAACCCTCCTGTCTCTTACCGCCCAGAATGTTTCACGTGAAACACTTAAAACACCCTCGTCTTTCGGGCTATGCCGCCATCGCTACGGCGCATAAAAACCTGGACAGCATATTCTTTCTCAGGGTTGGTTCTTACAACACCCCATAGACCTCCTATGTATTTCTCAAGTTCCGCTTTTGGCATTTGTCTGATTTTACGTCTTTTTCCCTGACACCTGCTCTTTCCGCAGATCTAAGTGCTTTAAGAGACATCTAACGTGCCTCCCATAACTAATTCCCTCTTCCTGGTGTGCCCTGGTTAATGCGCTCGCGATTAACCTCGGCGCGTAACAAGGCGATATCCTCCTGGGAATCGATCTTCTCGGCCGCCAGCTCTTCTTTGGTCTCCTCTTTCTCGACATCAAACAGCAGGCGCTGACCAAATTCCTTGGATTTACGCTCCAAGTCAGCCGCCTTGATATCAAGTTCCTTGGAACGGAGCTCAACCAACGGATCAACCGGGGGCACCTCCGGAGGCATAAGAGCCGACATGACTTCCTCGGTATATTGAGCAACTAGGTTAGCAACCATGGCTTCAGGGTTGCCCATCTGTGTGGTCGGGGGAGCCATTTCAGGAGAAATCTGGCCCATTTGAATGGCGTTTTGTATCTGCATGGTCTGCTGCTGTATCTCCTGCTGCATTCCCTGCAACTCCATCTCAACCTCCTGTTGCGCCTTCAACGCAATATGCTCGCATAAATGCGCCTGCAAGGAAGCTAACAAGGGCGGCGTTGCGGTCAGTATCGGCGTCTTCATGAATATAATGTGAGCCGTCATATGAGCGTCGTGGTCCTGCCCAGGGAAAGCCTTTAAAGGCTGCATGGCGATGGTCGACGCATTCTCCGAAGCCGGATCCATTGGTTGGGGCTCCAAAGGAGCCGGCAACAACGCCTCTATGTTATGAACCCCTATAGCCTCGTATATCCTGCGATACGCTTCGTACATATTATGCATATCAGGACTCGCCTGCGCCAACTGAAGCTGGGTCTGGGCAAGCGCGAGCCTTTGAGACATCGAGAAGATATTTGGGTCGGATACAGGTATAACATCAATGCGATCATCGAAATCAGTCTGTTTAACGGAGGACTCCGCTCCATACACGTTGTACGGATACATCGGGGGCAGCGATTCAGCAAACACTCGAGCAAGCATTTTGAACTCTTGCTTCTGTGCGTAGTGCAAGCGTTTGTGTATTGCGGACATTACCTTGGAACCACGTTCCAAGAGCGCAACAGTCGTCCCTACAGCAGCATTCTGGTTTCCATCACCGACCTGCAAATCAGCAATCGCCGCGAACCGCTGCCCAGCTTCCACCACAAAGCCTAGAAGCGCCATCAGCGTCTGGCTAGGCTCCTTGTACGGAAGCGGCATGATGCTTTCTCGAAGAGCGCCGCCGGGAACATCAATATCGCGAAACTCACCAGGAGACAGAGGCTCATCAGAATCGCGAATCCGGATACCGCGAGCCTTAAAGCCAGCAGGAAGGTTAGCAAGAGTCCCAGCATCTATCAGTTGCCTCAAGATTGAAGTGGCAGAGCGGCCCAAGCCGCCAATCATATGAAGAAGACCAAATCCGTAGAAGCCTAGCCCCGGCAGAAACTTGTAGTGCGAGAAGTACTGGATTTTCTTGTAGTACTCGTCCCCCTCGCGCCAGTTCCGACGCACGGACAAGACCTTAGAGCTACCCTCGTCAATCGTGATGATATACGGGAGCTTAATTCCTGTTTCTTCGCCATCCAGCGGGCTGACATGCTCAAATCCGGGAAGATCAAGATCTGTATGCACCTCTAGCAGCGTGCAATCTTGCTCGTCACCGCTGGTTCTTTCGATTCCCAAGAGGCTCCGCTCCTTCTCTCGGACTTCGTCGTCGTCCTCGTGAGCCAGAATATCTACATCACGGTAAAATCCGGCTGCTTGGAACTTCCTAACGTCATTCGTGTTCATGCGGATGACATGCGTGATACGACTGGCTGACGAGAGATCCGTTGCGCTGTACGGAACTAAAAGATCATCGGCCGGCACAAATCTGGAAACAGCGCGATCCAGGATATCGTCAAAATAAATCTTCTTAAACGCACTTCCAGCGAGCGGTAGGTAAAACAGAAGGCGATCCATTTCAGGGTCGTACTCATCCATTACATTCATGATCTGAAAATTCATGAACTCCTGAACGCGCCGCGACTGAGCGTCTATTTCAGGTGTC